CACGTCTGACGCGCTGAATGCCGCCTCTGGTCTGATGAAGTCCAACAGTGAGGAGGCGTTCCGCATCGGTCAGGCGGCTGCCATTGCCCAGGCCATTGTGAACACGTACACCGCCGCCACCGCCGCCTACCAGTCTGCTGCGACCATTCCGTACGTCGGCTGGCTGCTTGGCCCTGCTGCGGCTGCTGGCGCCATTGCAGCGGGCATGGCGCAGGTCAGTGCGATCCGCTCTCAGACGATGCCCGCCTACCGCACGGGCGGTACCTACACCATTGGCGGTAGTGGCGGCGTTGATAGTCAGGTGGTCGCTTTCCGCGGTACGCCTGGCGAGCAGATTAGCATCAACACACCGGCGCAGGCGAACGCGATGCAGAACATCGAGCAGATGCTTCGCGAGGATCGCCAGCAGGGCCGCAGCCGAGGTGGGGTGGTCCAGAACCTGACGATCGTGCAGCAGGGCAAGCCGAACAACAAGACGCCTGAGCAGGAGGCCCGCGCGATGTTCAAGGCAGGGCGTAAGCTGGTCAAGGTGAGGGGCTAAGCCATGGGTCGCATCAACGCAGTACTGGATGAAGAAGTCGACTACGGTTTTGAAGGCGGCGGCGAGTACAAGACGATCGAGACAGAATCGGTCAATGGCTTCCGGGAAGCTGACAGCCAGTGGAAGTTCCCAAAGCATCGGTACTCGGCCTCGTTCAGCAACATCAAGGAGGACGCGCGCGACTATCTCATCGAGGTGTTTCACGCGTGCCGCGGCAAGCGCCACTCCTTCCTGTTCAAGGACTGGAACGATTACGTGGCAGAGAACGAGCCGCTCAACGTCGAGGTCGGTACGGCCAACAAGGTGCAGCTGTACAAGACCTACAAGTTCGGGCAGGCCTACACCATCCGCCCCATCTTTGCAGTCAAGGAGGGGACGGAAGTGCACGACGAGAACGGCAACCCTGTGCCGGGCACTCTCAACCTGCTGACCGGTGAGTTCACGCCTGTTAGCGAGTGGGGTGAAGGCCCCTACACGTGGAGCGGCGAGTTCTATGTGTGGGTGCACTTCGCTGACGACTACAACGGCATGACCATCGCCAGCTGGCAGGCCCACGATGCCGACGTGGAACTGATCGAAGACCCGCTGAAGATTACCGCCACCAATGTACCTGCGAGCTGGGAAGAATGAAGCAGATTCCGCTCCAACTGCTGACTGCGTTGCAGAAGCCGGGCCGCTCGACCTGCTTCTGCTGCAAGGTCGTGTCGCGCGACGGCACGGTCGTCCAGGGCTTCACCAACCTGGACGACGTCGTGCGGTTCGACGACGGTGTTCATTACGTGGAGTACGACCCCACGCAGCCTCTCGTACCGCAGAACATCCAGAACACCAGTGACTTGGACCCCGACAACACAGAACTGCACGGCTGGTTCAACGACGAGGTCAAGGCCGCGTTGATGAGTGGCGTGCTTCAGAGCGGTGAGCTGACCATCTACCGCGTAGCCTACCTGTCCGTCGGGGCCGGCGTCGAGGTGGTGGCGTACGGCACCATTGGCAAGGTTGAGTACTCAGCCGACCCCAGCGGTTCCCGTAAGATCGAGTTTCGTGGGCTGGACGAGCTGCTCGACAACGCCAGCTGCGACTCGACCTCAGTCACCTGTCGCAACGACTTTGGCGATGAGATCTGTCGGATGCCGTTCGTGTGGGAGGCCGGCATCGTCTCCAACGTGGATGACCCGTTGTTCCACTTCCAGGTCAGCGGCATCGTCCGACCGGCAGGCTGGTTCAACCTGGGCGTCGTGACCTTCGACGACGGCGAGAACGCGACGGTTGACCTGGAAATCGAGAACTGGACGAGCGATGGCTGGGTCACGCTGTCGTTCGCGCCGCCGAACAACATCCTGCCCGGCACTGCGGTGCGGCTCCGCCAGGACTGCGACAAGACCTTCACCACCTGCAAGAACTACAACAACGTCCGCAACATGAACGCCGAGCACCTGATGCCGGTCTCGGATACTTCGCTGATGGTCCCTGGTGCCTACATCAAGTCGAACAATGCGCTATAACGCCACCAACACTGTCGAACGCATGCGCGAGCTGGTTGCGGCTCGCGTCCCCTTCGTACACCAAGGTCGAACCCTCGCGGGCATGGACTGCGTGGGCGCGCTCTGCTACGCGCTTCAGTACGAGGGCGACGTGCCGAGCTACCCACGGGACCCGGTTAACGGCGAGCTGGAGCGTGAGCTCCGCCGGCTCTTCGGCGAGCCGGTGTTCTACCGAGCCAACTTGCGCACCGACCCGCTCGTGTCCAACGCACAGCTGCGGCCAGGCGACGTGCTGTCGATGCAGTATGCCGGCCCCGTGCGGCACGTTGGCGTCATCGGTGACTATCAGCCGGTGCCGGGCGAGCTGTCGCTGCTGCATACCTCGGCCTCGGTCGGCCTGGTGGTTGAGCACGTGTTCGACGAGCGCTGGCGCCGTCGTGTCGTAGGAGTGTGGCGGCCATGAGCGGACTTTTCGGTTCTACCACAATCAAGGGAACCCGGATTACCGACTTCACAGGTACGTCGGCGGAGGTGGGTCGTGCCATCGCGTTTGGATACGGCACCTTCCCGGTCGACGGGTTCATTGGTTGGGCACCGCTCCCTCCGGTCGAGCACCGCAAGGTGAAGCGACAGGGTAAGGGTGGTGTCAAGCAAGAGACGTACACCTACACGCTGTCCTACGCCGTGTTCTTCTGCAAGGGTCCAGTTTCTGGGTTCAAGTGGATCAAGCGCAACGGGAAGGTAGTCTATACTACCGACCCCAACGCGCCGATCGAGGACCGCCAATACGCGGCTAAGTGGGCGCAGCGGGTCAACTTCCACTGGGGTACTCGTGATCAGCTGCCCGACTCTTTGATTGAATCCTATGAAGGCGTTGGCAACGTTTCTGGCTTCCCCCATTCTTGCTACATCACCATTGAAGATGAAGACGTAACAGACAACGGAGGAGCCCCGCCTAATTACGAAGCCTGTGTCATCGTAGGCGCAGCCAAGTCGTACACCACGCCTCCGTACCCGGTTATCTTCACGGATTCTCTTGGCATCACCTCGTCCGCTCGCAATGGCGAACACTATACATTCCCGGTCGAGGGCATGTCGGTAGAGTCGCTGGCCCTGGGAGGAATGCTCAAAGACGCGTTGCTCAGCTACGTAAGTCCGCCAGAGGAGATGGATATCTCCAGCATGGCGCTTGGTGGAACGCTGGTCACGCCACTACTTAGCTACAGCTACGGATCAGAGCCTATGGGCGTTTCCAGCGTCGCCCTAGGGGGCGACTTGGAAGTCACTCTGTTGCGTTATCAAAACTACGAACCAGAGCCGCTGGACATTTCCAGCGTCGCCCTGGGCGGAACCCTGACGTGATCGATATTTACTAGGAGGAACCTGACGTGATCGACATTTACATCCCAAGCGGGCGGTTCGTGGAGGGCGGACTTTCCGAAGCGAAAGTTGGTCTTGAGGGCTGGTATACGCTGCGCGCCATTCGCCGCAGCGGGCGCGTGACCCGTGAGCATAGTTTCAAGGCGGAAGCGTGCCGAGAGCTTCCTCCATTCCATAATCTGATCACCAATCTGGGGCTGGATCGCTTCGGCTCAGTGGCTTCAAATTCACTCTACCTCAGGTGTCATGTCGGCACTGGAACGGCCACCCCTTCCGTAACCGACACGCAGTTGCAGACCTTCTTGGCTTCTGTGAGTCCTTCGACGAGCCCGTCGGAGTCGGTCGCCAACTCCGGCCCGCCCGATTACTACTCGTATCGCACGTTCACTTGGACAAGCGCCATTGGTGCGCTCGGCAACAACAATCTGACCGAGATCGGGATCAGTGGCCAGAACACAAACGGCCTGTTGTTCTCGCGCGAACTGATACGCGACTCTGGCGGAAACCCGGCAGCTTTCCCGATTTCCGCTGATGAGCAGCTTCAGGTCACGTATGAGTTGCGCCTCTATCCTAACTTGACTGATGTTCCGGCTACGGTGATGGTCGGGTCGAATAGCCACGATACGATCACGCGTCCAATAGCGGTGACCAATACGTCATTCTGGCGCCCGGTCAGCATATTCAATTCTGCCGTGAATGCGGAGAGGGAAGGCGGTTTTGGATTGCATTATGCGTCCTCTAGTGACCTGGTTCCGTATACGAATGCGATTAATTCCGTGGCAGGCGGTCTTAGTCTTGGTGAAGCCTCTGGCGGCGCAACAGCCCCGTACACGAATGGGACTTTTTACCGGGATATTTCAAACACGTGGAACATCTCTACGGGCAACGGGAATATCCGGCTTGTGACGTTTAAATTTTTCTGCGCCGCTTTTCAGGTTCGCTACGACCCGGTCATCACGAAAACCAACACGCAAGTCCTCACCCTCCACCAGCGCATTTCGTGGGCACGGCGATGATTCCCGAAGAACG